AAGTCATACATCTTGAAAGGCACTAGACCTTCATCCAAGTTGATGATCTTTACATACTTCTGTGCAAAATATACAGGATCCTGAGCACACTTTAAAAACTCAGTAACTTGTTTCTTTGTAAAGTTCTGAGCAACGTTAGCTTTCTTTAGATTAGGATTTCCAAGGTATTGTTCATGACTAGACATAATTTATTAGGAGTCAATTACTAATAGGGGTTTTGTAGGATCTTTATCACTCGCATCAAAGTATAATACTTTACTGCCTGGATACACTTTGTTCAATTCATATTGAACATTCTTCTTCAATGGTCTTGCCCTTTGGGGGAAGAACATTTGAATAAACTTGGTCTGACCTCTGAATTGAAAAGTAATAGTATAGGTTGCACCATACTTATTCAACCTTTGCCAGTTGCCTTCTTCTCTGATTGATTTAAAACTTTTCATTTTTTTGAATACAGTTGTCCTTTTCCTCTAATTTTTTTTGCAACGTTTCCAATAGCTTTTAAAGGACGTTCGATTGTCTGTCTAGTTAAAGCAGTTGGTCCAGTTTTCATACCTCTGGTGAATGACCAAGTTGCACCACCTTTTCCTTGCATGAAATCTTTAAGTTGACTCATGTTTCTTGGTAATGCTCCACCTTCAAAATCATCATCAGTTAACTTACTTGGATCTTTACCTTTAGATGCTTGTTTAATAAACTTGCCCTGTTGAGCACGATCATCTTGTCGTAAAGTCTTAAAGGAAGCTTTATCCTCATTAGGAATTCTAACATTCCTACCTTTATTATACCAATCTTTCAAAGATTCGTTGAATTGTTGGTAGGTCTTCATTGGTTCTCTTTACTGACTTTTTTAAGCATCTTCTGTAGATCAGCAGTGCTACCCACAAATAAAGAATTGTTGGTAACATTTGTAGTGTTCTGCTTAGTATTTACCTCATCAATCTCTTTCATTTTCTTTTGAAGATCCACTAACTTGTCAGCCGTGTCTGCAACGTGCTTGATAAGTTGACCAGCAACCTCATATGCTCTTGCAGAATCTGACTGTTGTGCAACATCCAATGCACCGTCAACTGCCTCTTGACCTTTCTCAACTAAAGAATATAATTGAGCTCTACTATATTCATAGTCTTTTGTAAGATCTTCTTTATCTGATTTTACTTTCTTGACAGGTTTGGATACAGGCTCTTTCTTCATGATCTCAGCTCCTCTATCCGTTATGTCTAGAGCGTCATCTATAGAATCAAATGTTTCGTCTTCAATCATGTCTCAGCATCCCTTTGTTGACTAGTGCTGTATTGTTGACCATCAGCATAATCTGTGACAGTTTCACCAAATCCAAAATCATCACCACTCTGTAAGACTTGTTCAATTATTTGAGTATCGTCTTGAACGTTGATGACACTAATAGGAATGTTGGTGTCATGTGCCATGACTAAACTACCAAACTCACCTCTTCTTACAGTCAACCTGTTTCCAGAGATGGCTCTGATTAACATTTTCTCATCATCTATTTGTATGTAGTCACCCCTAGAGAATGGAGTAGAACTATTTACAGAGAATTCTGTGATGTCAGTTTTGACTATTTCATTTGTTCTAGCTGTATCATCCTTATTGTAATCCTTGACCGCAATAGGAACAGCAGTGTATCTCTGTTGTCTTGATGCAATCTTGAGATTTTCTGTTTCTGTATAGTAATCTGTTTGAACCTTCTTAATAAGTCCGTCAGTACTATTGTTGATAGGACCGAATAGATATGTCTTGCATACAAAGTTCAGTGTGTATATTAAAGCTCTTCTTGTAAGATAATCGTCTTCATAATTATCTTCCATCTGTATACCTTCTAAAGTGATTGGCATGTCTCTCTTCTCTCCAATCACATCTACTAGGTCTACTGTTAAATTAAATGCTGGTTGAAAGTATGGTAGTATTTGTTCTAGTATTTGTATTGCGTCTTCGTTTAACTTAGATAAGATACTAAGTTGCATATTGATATTATATGGAACAGGCATAAAAGCCTTGATCATTTTGTTTGTCTTCTTGTTAGTAGACTTGAAAGTCTGCATGGTAGAGACTTTCCTAGTTGAGTCATAGTTCATTCCTATGACTTCAAATGACATTCTTGGCAGGGTGAGTGTAGTTCCAATATTTCTCTCATCCTGATATTCTCTACCCTGAGATACTCTTGCTAAAAATTTCTGCTGAGGTCCATAAGATACTGGAACTTTGACAACACTTACTGTCTTGCCGTTCTTATCTGTATGTTGGATCTCAATGTTATTAAACAAGGTTCCGAAAGACACGATTGTCTTACGAATGATCTCATGATAGAAATGATTTGTTAACATAATATTACCACCTTATGAAACTATTTAGAATTCCCCAAATGGATTTCTTTCTGAGAAGTCTATAATCTCGTCTGCTTCGGTCTCAAAAGTTTCATTTTGAGCAAAAGGTATATCAGCAGAAAGATCGTTTCCTGTTGATAGAATCCTGTAACTTGCAGCTGCACCAACGATAGTTTCTCCTACAGTAAAGTCACCACTTGCTGCAATAACTTTGAGAATATTGTTTGCAGTATCCCAGCTAGATACATATGCACTTGTGCCTGTAGATACCTGTGTTACCAACTCATCTACTTCAAACTCACCGAAGAAACTTGATGTCACTGACTCAATACCGACATATGCAGTTGTGTTAGTATAACCAGCACCAGCGTTACTATATCTAATTTCTTTGACTGTACCTGCGGTGCTTACAACGGCTTCTGCTTGTGCGTTCTGTAGTAAAGGTATGGTTTCATTAGACTGTTGTATGTACACAGATGTAATACCAACTGTAGGTGTAAATGTATATCCTCTACCACCAGTCGTGATTCCAATAGGACCTAACACAGCCTCTGATATAATAGCAGTAGCAATCGCAACAGAAATAGGATTTCCCCCAGTGAATGTTACCTGTGGAGGTTCTGTATATCCAGCGCCAGGATTTGTAATTAGTATTCTATCCACTGACTGATTTGGAACACCAGTTCTACTTGTCATGATAGCAACAGCAGTTGCCTGAGTTCCCACTGCTGGTGATTCGATAGTCATAATAGGAACTGAGGTATATCCCCAACCCTCATAGTTGATAGTTAGTCCTGTTACAACTCTGTTTGCATCAGTTGTTGCAACCACTTGTGGGTGTTCATTATCCATCTTGCGGATAAATGAAGCGTTGCTATTTGTCTGTGCATCAGTCTCTTGTTGTGTTTCGTTCACAGGAACTTGAATTGCAGTGGTATTTCTTAGTGCATTATCACCAGTCAAGTTGACAGTTAGATGATCTAAGAATCCTTCAAATGATGCAGTTTGACTAGGAATAAATCCAGCACCAGCAGTGTCAGCACCTAATGTGAGAACATCGCCTGCAAAGAACATGATTGGGTTTGCAGTGTTTAGAGTATTACTTACAGTTCCATTTACAGATATAGTTGCATCAGTATTGTATTGTTCTACTCTGATAAAGTTCCAAGCATTTAGATTGAGTTGTGTGGTGTTCTCTATAGATCCAGAACCAGAAGCAAAGATTATATTACCTGTTTCTCTATAGTATATCTTGAACCTATCAGTCCACATAACTGTACCGCCATTTACAGCTGGGTCAAACTTAGTAGGATATAACCAGAAACTTAATGATAGTCTACCATTACCAGTATCTCTTGAATCTACATTAGTTACGAACTTAAAGTTAGCACCAATTACATCTGTGACTGATGTATGATGTAGTGAATTATTACCAAATTTAATCTGTGATGATGTAGTTAAGTTTGGTGGAGTGAATGATATAGTAGGGACACTAAGATAATTAGACCCACTGCTTGTTAGAGTTACAGTATCAATACCGCCTTCTGCAATAGTTACAGTTCCAGTGGCTTGATTACCTTGTTTTGGTTTAAATATCTGGACTGTTGGAGTTCCCAAGTAGTTACCATCATTGAATAGTGGTACACGTTGAACAGACTTTACGCCTGGAACTGTGGATGCAAGTGAGACATATGCTAAAGCATTTGTATTATCATCCTTGTCTAATTGTAAAGTAATGATATTACCACGAGCGATGATACCATCATCTACGTCTTCACCATTCTTATCAGTCAATCCGTCTGGTAGATCGATAACCTCATCCTCAGGCTCAAAGATCTCACATCTGAACTCATACATGAAGAGTTCATTTACTTGGTAGAATGGTACTTTTCTCTCAATATATTTGATTTCAAATAAAGCATTATCTAAAGGTAGATAAATCAGATCACCCTCTTGTGGTGACACAGCACTCGCTCTTGATTCTGCTGGAAACTTGTTTATAAAAGGAGTTATAAAGTCGTCATATCTTTCTTTGGATACAACTAAAGTAATTTCATCTTGTTCTCTAACACCAAATTTAGTGAGTACATCAGAAGGAGTTCCAAAACCATCAACGTTTACTAGATACGCTTCCAATCTAAAACTATCATCAAACTTAGAAGCAGTAATTTCTCTAATCACTGTATTCTGATTGATGATCTTTCTAGGTAAATATAGGATATCTTGACCGAACAACTGCAAGTGTTCGTTCACCAAGTCTTGAACTAGTCTTTGTTCACTTGGAGATCCATTTAAAAAGAAGGGTGATAAAGGCATTATCCAACAAAGTCTAGAGGTGGCATTGCATATTCTTCCATCAACTTCTCATCGAGTTTTTCTAACTCCATGACAGCATCGTCATATATCTGTCTACCATTTAGTTCTAATCCACCAGGCAGTTTTACACCAGTAAACTTGATGAGGTTCTGACCCCATTGACGTTTTATTAGTGAAGTAGTATACTGCTTGAGCCAGTGATCGTTATATACATTTGATTCGCTTTGTGGATCAACTACCCTGTAACAATCTATGATTAGAAAATGATTATCAGTAAGTTCTTTTACATTCAGATCTAAGTATAATCTATTATTCTTTTTGTTAAATCTTATTTGAACATCTGGATTAAGCATGTAATCAAGAGTCTCTAAGTATGATTTTACCATACCATAATTGAGTAAATCAATTGCTCCGTAGTAGTATAAATCATTAAGGAAGATCTGATATTTAAGATTGAACATACCAGCCGATATGGTTGATGAGTCCATTTTAAATACTTTCTGAACTGCAATTACACTATCAGGTAACGGAAGATAGTTTGCACCTTCTGTATAATCAATAGAAGTTATACCACCAAATGTACTTGTTGCAGTGGTTGTTGAAGCAGTTCCGACCATGATGTCTTTTTCTGCTTGTGTAATTTTATGCTTCAAGAAAACCCTATCAATACCCTCACCATGTCTTTCATGGAATCTCTGGATGGCATCATCAATCAAATCATCAATTTGATCGTCATCAACGTTGATTTCCAGAACTGGCTTTCCGAGTTTCCTAAGAGCGTATTCTTTCAAATCTTCTTTACTACTGGGTTTTGCCACAACCTCTCCACATTAGTTCTCCGAAGTATTTAGTTATATGAAAAAGTATTTTATTGATGAAGCGGAAACCTTTGCAATTACTGAGCCCGTGGATGTCAGAGTAGAACTTGCTGGATGGGAGAAGTTTCCTATAGTTTACATAGACAATTTCTACAAAAATCCAAACATGGTAAGGAATCTTGCCTTAAGATTCCCTTCTGATGAGACCGATATGGCAATAGATATGGAGGGTTTTGTTGATGTATGGACACCTATATGTGAACAGGTCTACGGTGTTCAAGATATAACATCTCTTAACGCTGACTCAACATTTTCTGTAAGGTCGTCTCAATCTAAAGATAGAAAGAAGAGACCTCATATAGATGGTGATATTCATGATACAGGATGGTCTGGTGTAATTTACTTGAATAAAGGAAAGGAGTGTAAAGGAGGCACTGGATTTTACACATACAAAGGAATACAAGCAGATCCAAATCAATCAGGAATAGATGACAATTCATTCGAGCTTGTACATCTTGCGGAAATGAAGTATAATAGATTTATAATGTATCCCTGCAATATACTACACAAAGCAATAGATCAAGAGGGGTGGTTTGAGGATGACCTACACCGATTGACACAAGTATTTTACCTACACACATGATTATTCTTACAGGTTACAAAGGTTTTATAGGTCAAGCATTTGAAAAAAGAATCGATCCAGAAAATTTATACAGAGTAGAACAATCACATGCTTTTGATTTTCTAAACCAATATGATAAGTGGGATGAAGTAGATTTGATTCTACATCAAGGAGCCATATCAAGTACAACAGAGACAGACGTAAA